AAACTATGGTAATAAGACAAGCACAAGCGTTGATAGCGCACTTGATCGAATCAACGTTGCTAGACTTATTGCATTCATTAGAGGACGTCTTGAAACAATTGGTAAGAACTTTGTGTTTGAACCTAACGACACAATAACTCGTAACGAAATCAAAGAGTCAATCGAAGGATTAATGAATGATTTGGTTGCCAAGCGTGGTATCTATGATTACCTTGTAGTGTGCGATGAAAGCAACAACACACCAGCTCGTATCGACAGAAACGAACTGTATGTAGACATTGCAATTGAACCAGTTAAGGCTGTAGAATTTATCTACATTCCAGTTCGTATCAAGAACACTGGCGAAATAGCCGCAGGAAACATTGCAGCTTCAGGCGCTGTGTAAAACACCAAGAGTGTTTAAAAATGGGGCTACGGCCCCATTTTTTTTTGGTTTGAGTTTTTGATAAATAACATTATAATAGGAGAACGAAATGGCCGTATCATCTTTAACAAAAATGACAGTACCACTGGCTAGTGATCAAAGCAATCCCACCCAAGGTCTGTTAATGCCAAAACTCAAGTTTCGCTTCCGCGTAACATTTGAAAATTTTGGTGTAAGTTCACCACGGACAGAACTTACAAAGCAAGTAATGGACTTCACACGTCCAACTGTACAATTTGGAGAAATTACTCTTCCAGTTTACAACAGCAGAATTTATCTAGCTGGACGTCATGAGTGGCAAGCAGTAACCTGCAATCTACGTGATGACGCTGGCGGAGAAGTAGCAAAACTAGTTGGCGAACAACTACAGAAGCAAGTTGATTTTGCAGAACAAGCAAGTGCTGCTAGTGGCATCGATTATAAGTTTATTACTCGTTGCGAAATACTAGATGGCGGAAATGGTGCAAGCGTACCAACAGTGCTCGAAACTTGGGAACTGTATGGTTGTTACTTGAGCCAGGTAGATTACGGTGGTGTTGATTACAACGATGACAACCCAGTCACTATTGCGTTAACACTACGTTATGACAACGCTCTACAAACACCAATTGGCACTGGAGTAGGTGCTACGGTTGGCAGAACAGTAGGTGACGTTGTAACAGGCTAATCATGTCATTTGGAGAGGACTTTTTAAAGGGGTTTCTTGGAGGCGATACCCTACGTGACTACACTCACGCAAGTAAAACGTTTAGATCGAACGGCTATGAACTTGCCCCTAGACAAAAGTTCCTCTTCCACACTTTCTTTAACATCAACTATCAAGAAATCCCTGGACTGGCGGAAGTGTTTGGTAATCGTGCAGATTCAAACATTATCAGCCTTACAGTAAAAAATGTACAACTCCCAAAGTATCGGTTCACTGTTGATACCTTAAATCAATACAATCGAAAAAGACTTGTACAATCAATGATAAACTACGAACCAGTACAACTTGCTTTCCATGACGATGCTGGGGATTATGTAAGAAATCTTTGGTACAACTACTACAGTTATTATTACAAAGACCCAAGTCAAAACTATTGGAATCCTGGTTCTACAAATGGAGTTATGGGAGATCGTGGCACAGGCAATCCAGATCGTTTTGCGTACAATGATCGCGACATCTATGCCCAGACACGTGAAGCAAATGATTGGGGTTATGTAGGCGAAGCGTACTCTGATAAAAGTCAAAATTTAGATCCTTTTACAAATGGCAAACCTGCATTCTTTAGAGATATTACAGTTTTTGGATTCAACCAACAACGTTTTGCTGCTTATGTTCTAATAAATCCTTTGATCACCAATTTTGAACATGATACATACGATTATGCTGAGGGTGATGGCATTATGCAAAATACCATGACCATTGGTTATGAAACTGTAAAGTATTATGAAGGCAGTGTTCCGCCACTTGATGGACCAAGTGGTAGCAGTAAAGGAGTTCCAGGCTTTGGTGATGGAGCACATTATGATCGTAGAAAGAGTGATCTATATCGACCAGGAAGTGTAGCAACAATTTTAGGACAAGGTGGATTGATAGATGTTATTGGCGGAATATACAAAGATTTAAATGCAGGAACTGTAGGCGGACTTATTGGTGCAGTACAAAAGGCTGGAACTGCATACGAAACCTTTAAGGGCGGAAAACTCAAATCAGTCGCAAAAGAAGAAGGCAAGCAAATAGTTACAGATGTTCTATTAGGTCAAATTACCAAAGTTGGGCAAAGTGTAGTAAATACTCCTACAAGTACAGTCACTGACTTTTTGAAGAGTCCATCTGCTGGTGCTAATTCTTCAGTTGTAGGCGGTGTAGGTACAGGAATTGCGGCCATTCCTGAAGGCAGTACAGTGTCAACACCTAAGGCAGCAACAGATTTGCCTGTGGCCACAAGCACTGCAAATACACAAACGCAAACCGCTGTTCCAATTTATAATAATGGACAACAACCTTATCCTCTAAGCCAAGAAGAATCAGCTCCAGTGGTAGCAGGAAGTACCAATACCAATCAGCCATTGATTACTCCAAGTGGACAGCAAGTTAGTCCTGATACTAATGCAAAACCAAACAGTGACAATGGAATAACAACACCATATGTTTACCCAAAAATCACAGCAGTGCCAGATACAGGACAATAAAATATGCCTAGTGTAAATTACCCAAATCCTAAAGTTGATCCCACCGCAAGAGCATTTGAAGATTTTTACAATCTCCAGAGTCGTCCTCCTGCTGATGCAAATACCTATGATGTGATATTCAGCTATTTCAACAAAGCGTTTTCAAATGAAGCAATAGCAAGAAACTTTACATATACAATGTTTCAAATTGCTGCAAACAGTAACACCACGGTAGAAGGTCTATTTGAAGAAATCAAAGGACAGGATACTATTAGTGTAACCAAATTGTTCAGTTATTATCTAAACAATATAAGAAGTAATAGTACATTGATTGGTGTAAACACAACGATAACACCAAATATCAATGCAGCCAGAAATGTAGTAGAATGAAAAAGTTTGCCAACGGATTGTACACAATAATGAATCCACAGAAATATGTGGGAACCGGCAGTCCAAGATATCGCAGTGGTTGGGAACACGCTTTTATGAGATTCTGCGACATGAATGAACACATTGTAAAGTGGGCTAGTGAAAGTGTACGCATACCGTACTACAATCCCATCAAAGGACAACGCACAACCTATGTGCCTGACTTTCTAATACAGTATCGCAACAGAAACAATCGTGTTGTAACAGAACTTATAGAAATCAAGCCCAAAGGTCAAAGCATTGCAGAAAGCAAGCAGAACAACGCACAACGTGCGGTAGTAGCAGTGAACCATGCAAAGTGGGAAGCAGCTCAGGCTTGGTGCAAGCAACAGGGCATAGCGTTTAGGGTCATCACAGAAGACGACATATTTAGACAAGGCGGAAGTAAACGCCGTCGTTAATTCCTACGCTTTCTTCCCAGTGCCTTATCGTCCAAAGGTTCAGAACTTGCAGTAGGAGCCGCTTTTATATCACTACGCTGTTTTGTAATATCCACATCAGGCTTGGTATCTACCTTTGTTACTTCTGTATCGTCATCGGGCACAGTACCACCATTAAGTCCAATCTTGAACACAAAGTTACCCTTGCTACCTGTGCTGTAGAATGTTTTGTCTGCACTCAGTTGCACACTGGTAATTGCTTTGCTAGGATATATGGTGTCAAAAGGATTAAGTTTTATTTCGCCATTGGCACTAGATCCTGTGGTGTTAAGTTGTATGAACGCACCCCAGTTGAGTATCTCAGCGGCTGCTTCACTGAAGTCTGTGTTTTCATTCACATACTTTGCAACCATGTTTGCAATAACTGCACGAATATGGAAGAATGGTATAACCACACTTGGATCACGAGCCTTTCTGCCACGATACATGTCTTCGAGTTTGTCACTGAGTCTACCGTTGCCTAACACTTCTTCTCCAGGAGGGACATTCTTAATAGCAAGGATTTGCTCTTTCTCTTCTGGAGTAATGATACCTGCAATAACACCCATGTTTAGTGGTCCTGGTGTACTACCTTCAGTGACTGTTTCAATTACACTTACTGTTTCTTTGTGACGCTCTAGTACCTGCTTGCCCTCTGGACTCTTTTGCATTTCTACAATCTTGTCCTTTAGGTTTTTCGCACTGGCCTTGGCACCACCTTCTGCTTTACTGCTAACACCCATGGTTTGGCCGGCACTGTTAATCAGTACGCTGTCAGTGAGTCCACCTGTTTTTGTAGCACCATAACTGATAGTGCAACTTGAGAATCCGCCTTCACTTAAAAACTCTGATTCTGCTTTACGAGCATCTGCTTCGTTGCCTAACTTTTTACCCATGACCAACGCCATTGGCTGAAGCAGTTCACAAAAGTAGTTGGTGAATGCTGTGTAAATCATATCACCTTGTGGAATACTCATTGGAAAATCTTCCGCCATAAAGATTGCTACTGCACGAGCCTCATCACTATCCTCACCAAACTTGGCAACAATTTGTTGTGCCACTTCTTCTGGACGCAGATCATCTAACTTGGTTAACACATCAGTTGGCTTGTACCCTGCGGCTTCTTTTTGAGCCACAGCAGTTTGTAATCTGTAGCCACCTGGCAAACCTACGTTTGGAAAACTGTTTTGTACTTTGATTGGACTGATCTTCTGCATGTATCTGCCCATGTACACATCCTTGTTCTCAGCATCAACAAAGTGTGCAAGACCAAATGCCCGGCTTTGTGCGGTGCTAGTATTCATCCATTCAATGTCTGTAGGCTGTATGCCTATCCTACTGGATAACAGCTCAACAGCAGATAACATTTCGTCAGTGTCTTTGTATTCTCCACCGCCATCGGGATAAAAGTCAACACTCTGGAAAAACAGTTCTTCTCCTGCTGGATTTTTAAAACTGGTTCCGGGTTGTCTGTTTGCTAGGCCTACACTTTCTTGTAGTTGTTCGAGGGTGTCTAAGATAAGTCTCATATTATTACCGTTTGTTGCGTATATTTAGTTAAATATCAGTATGACA